ACCTAGTTACTCTATCAAACGAGCGTATGTCGTGTACGCCCCATTGAGGTCATCTGTTTGTTCAATGACTATTCCATCTCGGACAACAAGAAACTCTGAGCCGTGCCACGAGTCAACAGAGTCACGCCTGAACAGCATCATCCGCCCAGACGATTCGAGAGCCGTCCAAGCGGCGTTGTTGGTTTGTGGTCGTGTCGAGATTTCGACGGGAACAAACGAACGCATTGGGGAGTAACGAGACCGTTGCGTTGCTCGCCGTCTATCTGAGTCAGTCATCCCTCCCCAGATTCCTTCTTCGGCTTGCCCTTCAACAAGGCAATCTCCAATCACATCACATTTTCGGCAAACAATTTTGGCTGCTGCTTCACGCCTTAATCTGTCGCCAGAAGATTCGTCACTCGGACCGAAGAAGAGTGAAGGACCCATCGTGCGGCAAGCCGCTTGATTTCTCCAATTCATTAAACCTCTCAAATGTGAACATGCCAAGTTTGGCAGCGGCGACGACAAAGTCGTCGTCTGACAGTGAAAGGTCTAAATATCCGTAGCCTTCGGTCGTTGCTCTCAAGGCAAGAAGATTCCTTGCCCCTTCGACATTGACAAGTGGAGGCTGAAGAGCGGTGCTGTTAAGTAACGCAAAATAAGCAAGGAATTCGGTAGCGGAAACAAATTCGTAAATGTGTCCTTTGTCAAAAGTCACTCGAATCATGCCGCTACTTCTTTCTGTAATGTCGCCACATCGACGACCTTGCCGTTCTCGTACTTGAGGAACAAACCTTCAGGTATCTCTTTCACGCTTGTTAGTTTTACACCTGACTGCATCGCTGCTGTGCGAAGCATCTGCTCTGTGGAGGCGAACACCATCGAACCGCCGAGTGTCTGACCAATCCAGAGCGGACTCTGGCGGATTCTGCCGACATTGAGAACAGTGGGCTGATTGACATTGAACCAAGCAATTGCGGCTGAACCTTGTAGTTCGTGAAGAACATCTGTTGGCTCGTCTGTCGCATCAATCAAGCGGAAGATTGCTTCAGTGTCGACTTGACCAGTACGACCTGTCCCGACCTTTGCAATGATTTCGTCATCGTTCCTAATTCCGCCATTGTGAATGCCAATTGTCTCACCGACAAGAATCGGGTGATTGTTGTCGTTGTTTTCGGGACTACCTTTTGTGGCGTAGCGAGTGTGGATGATTGCTGACCGAGTGAACTTTGCCATCTGGTCCATGCTGTCAATGAATTGACTAGCAGCGATTGAATCCTTCATGTACCAAATTCCGAGAGCGTTGTCATCGTCTTGTTGTGACCATGCCACGCCCGTCGCATCAGTGCCACGGCGTTCGATTTGAAGCGCTAATGCCTTGGCAAGTTTGCGACAGTTAATGTGTCGATGGTCTTGGTCTGAAATTGAAAATCCTGCGATTCCGCACATTTTGTTTTTCCTTTCTAAGCGGCGACTGCCGTTGGGTAGAGAATTTCTTGACGGTGGTTCAACCACTCGGCGCTGGCGGCTGAGATTTTGCCGTTGGCGAGAAGTGTTTCAACCAGTGGGTTGTTCTGGTCGATTACGATTCCTTCGTTGCTGGCATCGAAGAAGGCGATTAGCAACTTGACCCATTCAGTGGCTTTCTTGCCGCTTAGTGTGCCTTGGTGCATTCTCATCTCGATGGTGCCGATTCGACCAATGTTGTCAACATTCATGGCGTCAGTGTGGCTTCCGCTGAGTGGGTGACCGTTGCTTGAGTTCCATGCCCACTGGTCTAGTTTCTGATTCGAAACTCTCATGCAGTAGCCGTTGCTCTGACGACTTCTTGCTACCAACTTGAAGAGCGTGTTTTGCGCTTCTTTGTAGTTGTTGAAGAGTCGTGCCCGATTGTCACCAGTGATATCTGCAACACCGAGGTGAGTGTGCATGCCGTGTTTCTTGTCAACCTTTGCACCAACCGAAGCGAGCGCTTGCATCACCTTCTTTAGTTCGAGGAGACCAGCGGCACCTTTGAGAACTGGCGAGACCAGTTCACCACCTTGGTTGTAAGGACCAGAACCAGCGTTGTGCATGCCCCGTGTTGCACTGGAGTCTGTCTCCAGTTTCCACTGGGCGTAACCGCTAACTGCGGCACCGCAAGTTTTGCAACTCCGACCGTGGTAGTCGACCATGTGAATGTGGTAACCGACAACCGCTTCGACAGCGTTGGCGACATCCAATCTGATTGCTGTGTGGAACTCAATCTCGACACCGAATGTACGGTCCGTTCTGAGTGAGCGTTGCCAGCGGGCTGCGAGTGCAGTTGCTGCTGCTAGAGACCTTGTTGTGTCTCGTCCTGTTTCGCCAAGGTATCTGCGAACACCTTCTCGGATGGTGGATTCACCACTAACTCCGAAGTGGGCAGCGATGGCGCTCCAAGTGTGACCCTGAAGTCGCATCTGTTGAGCAACTTCTGGAGACCAAGCAATTGGTTGTGGCATCTTTCCCTTTCCTTTCTGGAGGATTCCCCCTCCACTAGAAGATTACACCGTATGACATGGCGTGTCAATTCATTCGAAATCGGCAACCGTCATATGAAGAACTTTTTCCTCAGCAACAAGGCGCTTCAGCGTCCTCGGGGCAATCTTGAAGTAAAGGCTCAAGGACCAGCCTCGAGCATCCTTCTCCGCATCTCGCCAATTGCCAGCCTTCTGCTGGTGTTGCATCGCATGACGGAACTCATGAAGCATCGTCACGATTGATGGCTTTGACATGTGGATTTCATTTCGGCTCGGAATGTAAAAGCCGTAAGCAGCACTTGGGTCTCGAACTAATTTGGGTGTCTGCATTTCGTATTTTATTGACACCAGCAATAACCACACCCACATCTGATTCCAGCGGCGCTCTTCATTTGAGCATTGCCAATTTCTCAACACAAATCGTGTTCGTGCGACTGTGTATTCATTGATGTTTTGAAAGTGCTTGTGATATTTCATACTGATTGGGCTTCTTTAATTTCGGCAATCATTTTGTCGTAAGCGGCTTGTTTTAGCGAATGTTCTTCAGCAACTCGTAAAAACAATTCTTCAAGTTGACTATCACCGTGGCGACAATCTAAAACTTGTTGCCATGCGGCTGGGTCGAACTCTGCAAAGTCAGGGCACTTCACACCGCAATAAGCAAAAATGTATTCATAAGCCTGTTGCACCCTGCGAAGGTGAAATAAAAATTCCCTATGTCGAGCGTCCATCTCTTCTCTCTTTCTGGAGGCTTTCCGTCCCTCCACCAAAAGATTACCCGAGATGGCATCCCAAGTCAATTCATTCGGGGTGTTTTCTCAAATCAGCAAAAAGGGCTTGGTCCGTAACCCCACAAGAGTCAGCAATGACACGGTACGGAGTCCTTGATTTGCGGAGGCGGCGGATGACAGCCCTGCGCTGGTTGCCCAGACGGACCACAGCGCCTTGGTGTTCCCGCATCATCGAAGTTAGAATCTTTACTTTCTCGAGGTCGGAATCTTCGACCTGCTCTTGCTGTTCAATTTGTATCTGCCCGAATTCGTTCATGAACGAAAACGATAGCAGGGTCAAGTATCGGAAATCGCATCTAACTGAGTCAATGCCTCTCGAAGCAAAGCAGACGATTCAAGGTTGTAATCCCTATCGACGAGTCGAGCAGCCGCCACAACTTTTTCCAATGCTTGCCGCCGCCATCCCGCTTTGGTTTGGCTTGGAACGAGAATCAAATCCGTCAATGGGTATTCGTTAATGAATCGCATTGAGATGTAAGGGTGACAATTCTCTCGTTTGATTTGCAGTTGCGCTACCTTGCCAACTTTGTGAAGCACCGACAATGTTCCTGAAATTTGTCCATGATGCAAACCCATAAATGTGCTGAGTTCTTTCCATGTCATTCCTTCTGGTCGTTCATCCAACCAAGCAAGAACTAATTTCTGTCGATGAGTAGCGACACCATTTGTGGCTTCTCGTTGCGCTCTTTCTCGAGATGTATCCGAGCCACTGACATACCCCGCTGTTCCTGCATACGGCAGGTCATTTTCTTCATTCATCTTTACTCCCTGTAACTGTGATGATTATTCGGTCGTACTTTGCTTTGACTGGTGCAAGAAACAAAATGCCGAGAAGATGTTCTGGTGTGTCGTCGAGAAGAATCCCGCCATCTACCAAACCATCGATTGCTGCTTTGACTGCTGGGTTACACGCTGCACAATCTTGCAAGCGTCCTTTCATTGATAACCCGACACTGACAACAGCATTTGTTAAACGGGGCAACCGCTGGGTTTTGCAAAGCCAGCCGTAGAGTTGTCTCCACTCTGCTGTGTTGCTTGCTCGTTCCCAACGGTTGCCGCTTCGTTCTGAATTTGTTGTCCATGGTCGTTGATAAACCACAAACTGAATAGACACAAAACCGTTTCGTTCTTTAATTGAAACGGTGTGTTCCATTTTTATTTCCCGATGTACCGACCGTAGATGGTAAAAGTTCCATCTGCATTTTTGCGGCTTGTCCATTCAGTGTTTGGAAACGCTTTTTTATTTGAAGTAACCATTACACCGTTGTTGCAATTTTCTCTGTAAACAGCCCAACGATTTGGGCGTGTTTTGAGCACTGCTACAAACTTTTGTGTTCTGCCGCTGCCTGCTGGTTTGGCACCACCAGTTCGTTTTTGTGGCGGATTAGACCACTTGATTTTTTCTTTGGATATTGCTTGAGTCATTTCTGTCTCCCTTTTATTATCGAGGACTGTCCTCGTTGTTAAGACTAAGATACACCCTAGTTTAGTTTGTGTCAACCTTTGATTGTAAAAAGATGTCCTTTGCTTACAGCCAGTGCAACATTGGTGTGAATCATGTGATGACAATGAGAACAAACTGCAAGAAGATTTTCTGGTTCATCTCCTCCGCCTTGCGAGCGGCGTTTGATGTGATGCACATGAGCAGCACGAACTGTGCAATCTTCCCAGCGGGCTTCACAATAACCTTTTGAACGGTCGATAGCGCTCTTTCGCATCTGAGTCCATTTGTGATTGCTTTTTGCTTTTGGCTTAAACGGTGTTCGCTTTAATTCTGTTTTGCGAACGATGGGTGTTCGTTTCATATCGCTACCTTTTGCGTCATGTCGGCATAGTGAGCCTTCAGTTCATCATGGATTCGTTCATTCTTGCCGCTGATGTAATCCAACACAAATTCTTCGCTCTTCTTCATCCGTACAAGATTGGTGACCATGACCATCGCATCCGACAGTTCACTGTCCCGTGCTGGTGTCGGCGTCGACCGAACAGCGGACTTGGCAACCACCAGACGCTCCCAGTGAGTCTCGAGTTGCATTGGGGTACGAATGTTCTTGCGCCACCAATCGTCGGCGTAGGCAGCCCTGAGCATTCTCTCAATGAGTTCTGGTGTGGCACCCTGCTTGAGAAGTCCTTTAATGCTTTTCTCCCATTGGATGGTCACTGGTTTTAGAGCCACGCCTTCAGGTGTTGTCTGCTGTAAAAGTTCAACAAATACTTCTATCAATTTCACATGTGGTTCATTGGACGGTTTAATGGGTGGTTTGGGTGCATCTCCTGCACCCCGTTCCTGCATCTCCTGCACCCCGTTGGGTGCACCTGCTGCACCCCGTTGCTTGTCGACCTGCATCTCCTGCACCCCGCTAAGAATCAGGTCATAACCAATGGGTCGACGGTCCGCTCGGTGAATGTAAGCAGCCACAATGCGTGGGTCACATCGCCTGATGATGCCAAGTGCCTCCAGATTGTCCAGATGCTGCCGTACAGAGCGTTCAGACAAGCAGGTGTACCTACAGATGGTAGCGACGCTTGGGAACGCTGCAGAGCCGTCTGGGTGGGCGTGGTTAGCCAGTGCTACCAGCACCAACTTCGATACTGGGGATTCGACGGGAGCGTGGTTCAGAACCCACGCTATTGCTTCAACTGACATAGAGCCTCCAAGGGCTGGAGATGATAACAGCCTTTAGGCGGTGTGTGGCTTAAAGGGCATCGTGAACTTGTTGTTCTCGTATTCAATTGGGTCCATGTCGATATCGCATCCAAGCATGTTTGCAGCAAGATTCAGCATTTGTTCAATCATTGCTTCGTATCTCGGTTCGGTGTCTTTCTCTGACGCCAATGCTCGAGCAGTTGCAATATTGTTATCTAAATCAATTTTGAATTCGTATTTCATCCGAGGTGACCTGTTTCAATCATGGTAATAAATTCGCTTGCTTCAGCGAGCATGTCATCTTCAACTTTGTCGGGCTTGCCGAAAGCATCAAGAAATTCTCTCTTTGCGTCTGTGCGAACTGCGTCTGGTAATGCATTCAGTCGGTCAAGGATTGCTTGACGCTTTGAATCTAATTGCGGCACTGCTTGTTGTGGTTGTGTTTGTCGCTGAACTTTTTCCATCTCTTGTCTTGATGGGCGCTTGCCTTTTGGAGAAAATTCTCCACCAAGCAGACTCAAGGCTCGACCTGTGGCACTCGTACATCCATTCTCAATTCGAGAAGTCTGATTCACGCCCTTTGTCGATTTTAGTTCTTCTGCGTAGTCACAAGCCGCTGGTCGTAAATCATCTCTGTCCGTAAAAATCTCTGAGCGAATTACTACTCGTTCTCCGTCATCAAAAACAATTTCGTTAATGATTCTTCCTTGCGGGAATCTTTCCCAGAATAAATGAATTCGTTCTTCAACTGTTTGATAGTCGTTGAGGTTGAAATGTGCCATTTGCCAATCCCTTTCATTGGTGTTTGTTGTTGATGACTTTACCGTGCTTTATGCCGTGAGTCAATACTTGTTTTCTTGAACAAAGGTTTGAAACGGTGACCCAGTGTACGGGTCGAATTTAGCCGCTACTCCAAGCGCTTTAACAATGCAAGACTTTGCCGAGTTAAGAGTTATTGCTTTTTTGCCAGTGAGCGCTGCTAAAGCACCCAACGCATAAGTGCCGCCTGTACCGATTGCGTAGATACCTGTGCGGTCTGCAGTCCAGCCGTAATCAGATTCAATTACATAGATTGCCCCGTTGACAGCAACGATGATGCTTGAATCTTGTTCCGCCATGTGCGTGGGGGAGTCGCCTTTTGTGTTCGCATAGCCTTGCGCTTCGAAGGTTGCACGAAGAGCGGGGATAAAAGTCTTGGTCATAAAAATGTCAAGACGGTTGCCTCTCATGTTTATTGGCGCTGCTGGAGGTGCAAACGCATGATGCACGATGTTGATTGCCCTGACATCGCCAGCGACCCCAATGAGGTACCTGCCATTGGCGGCTACCTTGGCTGTGCCGCTTCCGAGGGTTGTTACCTGATAGGCAAAGCCAGAATCATCAAAAGTTGATATTCGACTGTCTGTCCCAATCACAGCAAACGATTCACCTTGAATAGCGACAATGGTTGTCATTAAGCGGTGTATTCCTTGTTGTGGTACATCGCCCAACCATCACGAATGGGAATCATCTCAAGGTTGAACTCAGCGTCGCCGTCTTTGTAGGTAACTACACACAGACCCTGCTGCCAGTTCTCTGTAATAGCCATAGGACGCCCGTCAAGGTCAATACCGCCCTTGGTCGAGGGTACAGCACCGTCGACACGGGCAAGGCATCCTGCAGAGGCTGCGAGGATGGTTTTACGACCGTCAAAATCTTCTCGAGTTATTTCAGCCCATTCACGGCGGTGGATATGCCCGTAAAGAATTGAAGTCTTTTCGTTACTCAAGTACATGTGCGCTGTAGAACCATTGCTTTTAACTCTGGTGCCATGGATGACTTTCAATTTCTGGTTAATCCAGTAGTAACCAGCGGGGTATCCTGCGATGTATTGAATGTTGAAATCATCAAAGCGGCAAAGGAATGGGACCGACAGCACAGGAAAGTTGTCTGGTGAATCGCCACGCTTTAGACCAAACGAAACCCTCGCATTATCAAGGATGTAGTTGACGAGGCGTTCTTCATGGTTGCCAGCAAGCCAAACAATTTCAGAATCGGGAGCGGCAGCCCGTAAACGAGCCATCAGAATTGTTGCGTAGTCGATTGCTTTTTGGGTTGTCAATGCGTAGGCAGGGCTGAGTCGGTACTTGCCGAACTCAGCAAAGTCTAAGTTGTCGCCGTGCATAACTATTTTTGTGGGCTTTAAGTCTTTAACCATGGCAACGCATATGTCGATAGCGGCTTCGTCGTGTATGCCTTCAAGTTCGCCTAGTGCGTTACGGAAGTAACCGATTTGCATATCAGGAAGAACGACAGCGGTGTTCCACTCCGTTTGCTTTGCTGCTTTGGTCACCTTGCTTATCGGCAATTTAACAGCAGGTCCTTGATTAACTGGGTCCCAAGTCGGACCGTCAGCCCATTGTGGTGACAAAACAATTCCAGCCATGTCAACGAGTTGGGCTTCACCATTCTCGTCTTTTAAGAAACCTTGCCAAACATTGATTCGTTCAACACGACCAATCTCGTCAGGGTCTATTCCTGAGCGCTCAAGCAACTCAGCAAGTTTTCCCATCTTGTCTTTAATCGACGGTTGAGGTCCAGCATTCAGTTTCGCATCAAGCGTCACAAGAACACTCTCCTTTTGCATGGCGTCGAATCATTCGGTCAGAAACCTTGTGACCAAACTCTTCGAGTACATCGGCAAGCCAACGGGTTGTGTAACCAGATGACATTGTTGATGAAGTTGACAAAGCGTTTGATACATGACCAAGTGCAATGTCCAGTGCTTCACGCTCTTCAGGGCTTACTTTTTTCAGCACATGCCCGATAGAGCATCGATTCGCATAAGGGCTTGGAACTGGCTGCGATAGTCGGGCAGCCAAATCTTTCGATGGCTGTTTTGCCATTACTTCAGTTTCTTAGCAGCAGGCTTTTTGCGGGCAGGGGCAGGAACTTCGTCAAGGAACACAACACCGTCATGGTCATCAAGATGTTCATTTAACTTCTTCTTTACATCGAGAATGTCTCTGTGTATGTCTGCAGTCCGAACAAATGTTCTTTCAAGCATGTCGTATATTTGTCCGTGTTGTTCTGTGCTTGCAGTGCGGTTTCTGGTTTGTCCACGCTGTAGCGAGACAAGGGCTGCGACAACGGTGCCAGCGGCTCCGATGATGGCGGTGATTATTGCTGGTTCCATGTCGGATATCTTAGACACACGATGGTCTAGGAAATGGTTACCGTGGATTAGGGCTTAACGGGCTTAGGAAGCGATGCCCAAGCAGCGGCAAACTTTGCTGCGTCCAAAGCCATTTCTTGAGAAAGTTCTAGGTGCAACCACGATGGCGACCCCGAATACGAACCAGCATTATCGTCCTTTGTGAAAATTTTCACACCTTGTTTCCCCTCACCACGAGAGCACCTCCACCCTGCTCCGAAGTCGCCAAACGCATACCAGTGAATTTCGACCAGACCAAGAACTTCGCTGTGCTCAACTTTCTTACCGTCAATGACCGAGTTGCCAAGGAACCAGTCCCACATCTCTCTTGCGACAGTTTCGTTAGGATACTTACAGTCCAAGGCAGCGCCAGTCGCATGCGTACTCATCCACTTACCCGCTTCAGGGTCAGTCAGTTTCATCCCGACTGTGTGGTCATTTTTCATCAACCTAACTTGATAGATGCCCAGCGAACTGCATTTCCATCTTTTGGTGCACAAATCAAGAAGTTTAAGGGTGCCCTCTTGGGCTTTTTTCCCGTCAAAACTAGGATAATAAGGGTATTTTCTGAGAGCCATGAGTCGACTTTAACCCATGTGGGGCTATACCGCCCTTAATCATCGTCCGATTCAAATGCCATCCCGATGAGATTCAGCAACAGAGCACCACCAGAAATAAACAAACCAATTCTTTTGGTTTCTCCTGACAATGTAATCAGTACCAAAGCGGTACCAGCAAGGGTCCATATGAGACCGTTTAGTTTTGTAATGAAATTACTCATTAAATCAATTTCCTTTTGGGATTAGTTCCAGCGGCAACGGGCGCTGCCATCATTGTGGCTACGACAGCATTGAGGATTCGACGCTGTCCGACATTTACAGTTGAACCAGTGGCAACATAAGTGTCAAATTTCCCTCCGTAGATGTCGACCTTTTCTTCAAAGGCTTCTTTAACCGCTGGAGGAGCATCGGTCAAAGTTTCAGCCAGAATAACCAGTTCCGAATCAGAAAGATTTTCGATTGATTCTGCGATGACATTAACAATCGCATCAACCTGTTCTGAGTCAAGTTTGTCTGCTACTTCAGGATTCAAGACAGTCGTAAGGTCATTTAGTGTGACATCTTCGGCGGCTATCTGGGTCAACTGTGCTACTGACGCTGTAACAATTGCGTCAGTAATTACAGGGGGAACTGTGGTTGGAGGCACACTTGTTGTGGTGGTGGGAGCAACCGTAGTTGATGTTGTGGTGGAGGTTGAAGTTGTGGTCGTTGGGCGCATCGCATAGACGGTTGTCGTTGTGGTCGGGGCTGCCGTTGTGGTCGTGGTCGTACTAGATGTAGTGGTCGTCGTGGTGCTGGTACTAGATGTAGTGGTTGGAGCCATAGTGGTACTAGATGTGGTGGTTGGGGGCACGGTGGTACTAGATGTAGTGGTTGTAGTAGTTTGAGGGACCGTCGTCGTAGAAGTAGAGGTCGTAGATGTCGTGGTTGTGGTTGGTGCCACTGTCGTTGTGGTTGTACTTGTGCTGGTGGTGCTCGTAGATGTGGTCGGGGCTACCGTGGTGGTTGTTGCTTGGAGCGTTGTTGTTGTCTCTGGCGCTTGGGTGGTAGTGGTCTGCATTGACCCTTCACCGTTGAACCCCAGTTCGTATTGCAAGTTCCACCCCCCATTTGTACGCCAAGCGTTAGGGTCTCCACAGCAGATACCAGCCCTCAGTCTGTAACGACCAGCAGGCACGGCAATAAAAATGTAGGACTGCAAGCCATAACTGTCGTCATTGGCTGCAAGTTGCGTTCCCGCTTCGTCGTATAACCACAACATTGGGTCAGAGTTGTATCCTGCAACCATGTAAGTCTGCGCAACAAATTGAGTCGGCTCTGAATAGTCAAACCAGACATCAGTCGGCTGCGTAATAATAAAGTTTTCAGCGTGAACCATCCCCGCTACGCATAACGACAAAAGCGGAGAGAAAACAAGAAGAAGCCGACTAGCCCTTTTTAGCACCGAAGATTTCCGACAATTCAGACTTCGATACAACGCCATCATCAGCGTAGGCTCGAGCCAATTTTTCAATGACTTGGCTTGCAGCCACGATTCCAGCCAAAGCAGCAGCCTTGATTACGGACACGCCGAGAATAGAAGCGCCACCAATCATGGCAAGGCTTGTATAGCCGAATACGGCAAAAACACGGAGAGCAATTTGTTTCATCTGGTGAACCTCTGGTCTGGGACACAGGGGTCACTGGAATTACTGACTCAATCTAGTGCATCGCATCGACCCCGTCCAGTGAAGGTCGGTGGAGTATCAATCTTCGACTAGGTCCCAACGAAAGGTGTCCATGTTTAACACCCATTCTCTGGCATCTGTCTCTCCCAAACGGTCAGGTTTAGGTGGGATAAAAGCGTCATGTTCTGCATCGTAGGTGTACAAAATGCCTGCAAAGTTTTTTCTTTGAGAACCATCTTCGTAGGTCCGCAACCAAAGAAAATCGCCAAATTGTTTACAGTATTCCTCACCAATCAAATCAGAAAAATCACCGTTTTCATCCAACAATGCTTCATCGGGAACAACAATGCTATTAACAACATTGCCATCAACTATTTTGCAATATATAGCCATTAGTAATTACTTTCTGTCCATCCTGTGCCGCTTCTAGCACCATTGGGACCATAATACAGGAATTCGGCATATCCGCCCGAACCCTCAGAAGTCATGTAGGTAGTGTTGTAAGTCCCTCCTTGACCAACGGTGGTTCCATAAGGCGAACCATAGTAAAGACCGCCACCGCCGCCGCCACCACCAAACAATGGACCTGCGTAGGTGGGGTATTTACCTGCACCACCATTTCCTCCTGTTAGTGACCCAGCATTTGCGTTTCCACCGTACCCGTTAGAACCGCCTCCGCCACCACCTGCTTCGTCACCGTTGAACAAGTTGTACCAACCTAATCCGCCTCCGAAGCCAGCACCTGACGAACCGCCATTCGGGTCTTGAAAGGGATTCCCCGCCAATCCTGCGTAACCACCAATAGCAGTCACTCCAAAGTTGGTAACTGTTGAGTTTCCACCGTTAGCACCGAGTCCGCCTGCAGCACCAATTGTGCCGACCATAGAACTAGCCAGAGTAAAGGAATAGCCTGTGTAGTTTTCGCCACCGCCACCGCCGCCGCCGCCTCTGTCTGACGCAGCACCGCCACCGCCAGCAATCAACTGACCGTAGTAAGCAGTTGTGGATGCAATACCGCCAGCACCCGTGTTGGACCAATTTGGTGATGTCCATGTTCCACTACCCGTATACCTAACAACTTTAAGTGTGTGAGTTGTGAAACTGTTGGTGTTCAGGGTTGCACCACCAAGGTCGTTTGAGGCAGACACACGAATCAGATATGTGGTGTTTGTGTTTACTGTCGGTATGTATCCCGTCACAGAATAAGTTTGCGAAGTAATTCCCGAAACAGCACCAAAAGCACTCGACCAACTAGCCCCTCCGTTGGTTGAATACTGGAACGATACTGAAGTGGCAAGACCGTTGTAATTAACTACTGCAGTTGCAGAAGCAGATGTTGCTGCATACGAAGGCGTCACGCTCGTAATTGTTGCGGCTGTTGCAGCGTCACTATATGTACTTGAACTGGTTGCCGAATCCTCAGCACCAATTGCTCTAACTCTCCAGTAATACCTTGTACCCATGGTCAACCCAGTGAGTGCCACACTGCAATTGACTGCCGAACTACCCGAGATAGGTGAATTACTTGAAGCAACAGTCGTAAAAGTACCACCCGTAAAAGTTGAGTTCCCAGTTTTGTAATCAAAGTACACCATAGTGGAACGACCACCTGCGTTAACTACAGCAGTCAATGTCAAAGCCGTTGTTGATGGATGGGATTCAGACAGGACACTGATAACAGGAGTGACTGGAGCAGGAGTAGCAAACGCTGTACCACTAACATTCGTCACACCGACAGAGTTAGTAGCCCTTATCCGCCAATAATATGTCGTGCTTGCGCTCAAACCGATTGTCGCACTAACCGACACTGGCGTATTTGAAGTAACTGGCGACTGAGTAGCAAGAATAGAACTGTAACCAGTTGTAAATGTTCCAGAACCAGTTTGATAATCAAAATACACAGTAGTCGAAGTACCGTTAGCATCGACTGTTCCGTTCAGAGTTGCCGAGTTATACACGACTGAAGAAGCGGCTGAAGCAACAACAGAAGGTGCGGCGTTGCCCGTGACAAAAGATGCCGCACTTGCTGTTGTAGATACAAACGCATTAGAAGCCACGATACGGAAATAATAAGTGTAAGCAGCATCAAGGACACCACTCAAAGTTGCTGAAACAGCAACATTCTGTCCAGTTACAGTCGAAGGAGAAGCAGCCACTTGAGTTACTCCAGAACCAAACGAACCATCCTGACTGTATTGAAACACCACACCTGTCGATAGACCATTAGCAGACACTGTTCCGTTAAGTACCGCAGAATTTGTAGTCACGGAAGTTGCTGCACTCATCGACACAGTAGGAGGCGTAGGAGAAAAACGCCCAGAACCGTTCAATTTCATTCCCCACCGTTTAGGCGTCAAATCAAAATCAATACTGTTAATCAACATGTCCTGAGTGAACTGACTACCAACAGTTGGTGTTCGTATGAAACTAAACCTGTCCAGCAATTCAAGACTCAACAATTGTTGCCATTTAGCAAGAGTATTAGCCGATGTTCCCACCTCTAATTCACTGACGGTAGGAATCAATTGTGAATAATATTGAAGCCAAAAAGAAGCAAGAGCAGCAGCGCCAGCAGAAGTAGACATTTGTGTGTCAATACTTTCTGAATGCCTACCATAAGCCGATACCGATGCGCTATCTGTAGCAGTTTCTTGAACACTGCTGCCGTAATTAACAACAATCTCATTTCGTATGTTGTCGCCGTCATAGAAGATTGAGATGTCATCTTTGAAGTACCCGATATCTGTGCCAGTGTCAGTCACAACAATCTGTGGATTTAGAGAAGTTGAATTCGTTGACACATAGGTACGGTTCACCGTTTTTATTACACCGCTTTTAGTGACAAACGCATAGCCGCCTTCGGTGTTCATTGCTTCATAAAGAGCGTCAGCAATGTTTGTATTTGGCTCAGGAGAACCAGATATTTCACCCACCGATGTACTATGCACATTGTAAAGTCCTGCAGGCACTTCAGAGAGAGCCAAAATGTTTGCGGCTCGAGCCGATGTTGATTCTGTTTTGTTTCCTGCTCCATATTGATAAAGGTTGACTATTTGCGAGTTTGACAACAAATAGTTAAACATTGCGACTTCTTGCAAAACCGCCGAGGATAAAGAAACTATTCTTGTTGGAAAAAGTTTAACTCCAGTTAATGGACTCACGAGCGAAGTGCCAGTTCTATTGACTCCATTTACAAAAATGTTTATGCTGCCAGAGGATGCCGTATAAGTGACTACATAATGTGAAGGAATTGTTGTACTTACTTTTACATCAGTTCGTGTTTCGTAATCAAAAAGTGAATCATTGTTGAGTCGTACTTTAAGTAGTCCAGTTGTTGGATTGTTGCCAGTTATCTCTATTAGAGGACCAATTGGTGTAGGACTTGTGGGATACGAAATAGATATTATTGGATTTTGATTCGAGGAATCGGGGAAAGAAGCCCAAAACGAAATAGAAGCATCACCTGTTGCTGGCGTAACAGCGGATGTTTTTGTGTAATTGGTATTTGCAACATCAGCGCTTGTGCCAGACAAAGCCAATCCAAGTGAATACTTTGCTACCAGAGTTTCGTTTGCTTGACCGCCAGAGACATTCAAATTGGTAGCGGCAGTGCCAAAATCTTTGATAACAGTATTACCGCTTGGGTCACTGCATTTGAAATAGTGATAGGGATTCAGGGACCGAGTATAAATGTCGGCATAATCGTTTTTGATGATTGTGCTCTGTAGCAGTGACATCGCATCAAAACAATCAACGGTGACTGTTGATGTTTTACCAGCGTCAGCCCATGTGACTGGAAAGCCGTTAACGAACCCTCTGAACATGTCGTAGGTCGTGCCGTTTGCTGTGCCACGGATGCGTATTTGTCGGCGTGGAGTCAGTTTGCCGAAGTAAGTTCCCGAACTGTTAAACGGGTCGTATTTTCGGTCCTTGTTGTTAAGAACAAAATTTGCTGTGGCTGTGAAGTTTTTATCAAAATCGTCTGAGCGTCCACGGTGTATCGAAACATGGGTGACATCCGATGAAACATCTGTCCATGTTGGGGACACAACATAAGGACCATGGTCAAAAGCAATTTCAACTATGAGTGTTGGGACAGCCATCAGTTAGTCCTGATAGGGATTCGACCAGAACGCTTTTCATAAGACTGCAATACCGATACAAGTTGACGGGCAATAGCCTGCTCATCACCGATACCAGCCTGCACCGTGATGTGATATGTGTTGGAGCCGCCCATACCGCCCTTACCAAGAGGGATGACTGCTTCGTCACGACCAGCCTCACCAAGCAGAGCAAGTGTTCCGCCACTGCGGGCACGAACAATTCCGCCGTTAGCCATCTGTGGGATACTGTTCGTCATCTCGCTCAGGCTTGACATCTTGAATCCAATGCTCACACCAAAGTTCTTCTCCAAGTTCTTGACCTGCGCTGCAGTCAAGCCTTTAGATGTCAAAGAAAGATTCAACTTTTTGGCTGCGTCCGTGATGCCCTTAACAAGTTGCTCACCTTGGGAAAGACCCTGCTTGTAGAACTGTTCCTTAGCGCCCTTCGCTGCATCATCAGACGACTTCAATAATTCTTTGTACCATCTGTTCGCATTCGACACTGCTTCTGTTCCGCCAGCAAGAATCTCTAAACCAATCTTTGTACCAGCCTCACCACCAGCAGCAACAACTTGTGAAATACCAGCCTGACCAAGACCAGCCTCCCGCAATCTTGTCAAGATATCGCTAAAGGCTTTGGCATCTTCATATTGCTTCTTCAAAGAATCCATAAAGGACATCTTGTTTTTCTCAGCAGTTGCAAGGTTCTCTGAAGCCTTTGCGTAATCTTCAGTTGCTTTGGTGTAGCCAGCGATGTCACGCTTTTGTAGAGCCTCACCAACTGCTTTTTCGGCTGTAGCAACAGCATCCAAAGCAGTTTGATAATTGTCCTGTGAAGCCACTGCCTTGCTCATCGCATTCGAGAAAGAAAACACTGCCATGATTGAATCTTTGATGCTCTTTGAGAAGTCGTCTGCTTGTTTTTTGATATCTTCAAAGAACTTTTTGGCTTTTGTTACAGAGTCAGTGCCAAGTTTTTTGGCTGCAGCAACCAAGGCTTTAAGTGCATCTGCTCCTGCTCCTGTTCCGTTACCTGTTCCGTTACCTGTTCCGTTACCTTTGCCTTTGTCCTTGGCTTTGGAATCGATTGGTTGAAAGCCTTCGAACTTTCGGAAGTCCGCTGCGGAAACTTCAACAGCAGCAGCCTTTGCTGCGGCAGCAAGTTTTTTTGCTTTAGCAGTAGCGTTTTCCAACTTTGCACCTGTGATATCCAGCGACAGGTGCATGTGCTTCATCGGTTTGACATCTTTATGGAAGGGGAGCATGTTGTACCCCTTAATCAGCAAGTTGATTACATCGATGTATCTGTTTCCCATGAAGTTGATATATCCAAGAATTAGATTGATACCGACTTGAACAATGCTGACAACCGAGTTCCAAATTCCTTTTAGCCCACGGCGGAACCATTCAAACTTTTGATACATCAACACGACTGCGATTGCAAGACCTACGACGGCGGCGATGACCAGACCTATTGGGGTTGATATCAATGACGCATTCAAGGCTTTTGTTGCGGCTGCAGCAGCCGTCGCCGCTGCCCCTTGTGCGGTTGTTGCAGCAGCAAGCGCCGCCTCAGAACCAGATGCTGCAGCAGAGGCGACAAGCATTTCTGCTTGTGCAACTACAAGTGCAGTAGAAGCAATAGCGGCAGTACCAGCAGCAGTTGCTTGAGCACCCGTTGCCCCAGTATTAGCCAACACAGCGGCAACTACACCCCAAATTGCTTTGGCGCTACCAAACAACGCATTTATCTTGCCAACTGCTTTGAAACCAATATAAGCAGCAACAAGACCACCGACAACAGGAGTCAATGCTTCAAGGACAGCCTTATTTTCTGAAAGCAAACCAGTAAAACTTTGCAAAACGGTAGAAATAACCATCACTGCAGGAATGAATCCAACAAGGATTTGAGATATCAATGGAGCAAAGACCGTGCTTAAAGCCGTTATTGATTCACCAATGGAAAGGAACAATGGCTGCAAAGCGGGAAGGGCAGCAGCCAACTGAGTGACTAAAGGAACGATTGCGGTTGCAATAGCCACTGCAATAGTTGAAACAGCCGTCATCATCGGTTCGATGGAAGGAATCAACTTTTGGAAACCATCCATAAAGACGGTCACCATATTTCCGATAGGTGTGACCATTCCCTTCATGACTTTGCCAATCGCATCGTTAATAGCGGGCATAGCGTTTTTGATTGCTTCGGTGGCTGGCTTCATCATGTCGCCAAGAGCAATGTTGATATTGTCCTTCAAAGTAGACATCAACCCTGTCAAAGTTTTTGATTGCTCGCTCATCATGCCCTTGACACGACCCATGGCTTCTCCAGAATAATTCTCGAGACCACTCATCAACTTGCCAACAGAGTCATCAAGTTTTCCTTGTTCAACAGCCTTCTTAACATCCGCAACAGACATGTTCGCTGCCGCTGCCAAAGTTGCCCAAGCAGGAATACCAGCATTAGCCAACTGCATCATGTCCTGACCAGTTACCTTGCCCACAAGGTTCATCTGCTGCAACGCACGGGTTGCTGCAGCGATACCTTGAGCACCTGTACCCATTGCCGCCGTCGAGTCACCGATAGCCGTCAAGATTGGCTTAACACGCTCTGCAGCAACACCAGTAGTCAACAGTTTTGATGCTGCGTCACGAAGTTGTGGGAATTCAAAAGGCGTAGAAGCAGCAAAGGTTTGCAAATCCTTAAACATGGCTTCTGCTTTTGCTTGAGAACCAAGAAGAGTTTTGAATGAGATAATGGCTTGTTCGTTCGCCATAGCGAAGCCGATACCCATTTTTGCGCCCATCATGGCAGCGGTTTGCATAGCGCCGCCACCAAGAATGGCAGCCTTCGACATGATACTGAAGCCGCTTCGAACGATTCCAGATTGTCTCTGAACAGATTGACCAAAGTTGTCAGCAGAATCCTGTGCACGACGGAACCCACTGACCATGTTGTCAGCGTTCGCCCGTAGATGCGCTACGACTTCAAGCATTGCCATCTTTAGTTAATCCTCATCGTTGTTGCTGTTGCTCCCAGTTCCTAATTTTGTAGAGAGCCATCCACTCCGTAATCTCCGCCGATGAAATCGCACGGTGACCATTAGAGCCATAAAGCAATTCTCCGACTGTTCGCCCTAGCGATTCGGCTAACTCAAAGAGGAAGCGTCGGCTAGGGCGTTCGAGAAATCCTTGCCTGCCTTGTCGACTGCTCCTTCAAGCAATCCAGAGATTCGCATCGCCGTGTTAACAATCAAGTCGAGCGCTGCACCTGATTTAAGCATCAGGGCTTCACGGTCGGACTCGTTGAATACTTGCTCATCCGTTTCAGGGTCGAAAGTACACATAATGACAATGTCTGGCATCATCTTTGCGAAGTTCATAACACCGTCGTTGTCGGCGGCATTCTGAATCATCTGGGTGCGGGCTGCTCCCGACATTCCATGAACAGCGATTTTGGTATTCCATTGTGGAACATCAATAATCTCTTTCTGGACATCGTCACATTGAAGGATTTGGTCACGAAGGGACACGGGTTTCTCCTGTTATTAGTTAGGCGTAAGTGCCACGGGTAACTGTACCAGTCACCTGAAACTCTGCTGAGAATGTAACAACATCAGCGACTGGTGCAGTTGTCTCGTAAGAGGTCAAGTAGCACTCACCTGTGTATTTGATGTTGCCAGCGGTGGTGCCAGATGGACCGTACTCGTAAGACACTGAAGCGTCTTGTCCGAGGATTCCAGCAAGGTGAGCATCGACTGTTGCGTCCCATGTGCCCTTGATAGAAACGGTTGAATCGGTGAGACCTACAACATAGGTCTTGGCGCTATTGCCAAAACTGGTCGTTTCGCCTGTTTCGATTGAACGGGGATGTGTAATTTCGTTCAGATATGTCGAGATGTCAGTCAGCGTACCGCCTGAGTTATCGACCTTAAATGAAGCGGACTTTCCGTGTTTGAATGCCATGATTGGTGTTGCTCCTTAGCGTCTTGCGAAATTCGCATGGTAGGTGATTGAACCCGTGGTTCCCGCAATGGTGTGGTTGACACGGAGGTAACGGTTAACGGTGCCTGTGACAGCGACCCGTTCCGAAGTAACGGAGGTCGTGCTGACCACCGCAAATGTTATTAAGTCAGCCCATGTTGAGTTATCGGCTGAGTGTTGAATCTTGATTGTGCTGGTGCCGTTGCGGGTGTTGGTCGGGACATGGATTTGTCCGACACCGCCGTTGGTTGTGGAAGTTGCGTTGTCGATTGCTGTTGAACTGCCTGTTGCGTTTGTTGCGGTCAACGCATAGAGGGAGATACCACGGTCCATACGGTCGGTTGTTTGACCTTCCATAGAGATTGAAACGACATCAGCCACAGGCGAAGTGATTTCATACGAGGTAAACAAAGAGTTGAAGGTCGTCACCCGAGAACCAGCGGACAAACCTTCTGGAGCAACTGTGATTAATTCGTTATCGGTGGCAAGAGCGGTACTGATGATTTGGTCCACAGCGCCAGCGTCACCGTCATAAAAACCTTTAAGCGCCATGGTTGAGTCTGTCAATCCAACAAGATAAGTCTTGGCGGATGAACCATAGGTCGTGGTTTCACCTGTCTCAATAGATTGCGAAACAGAAGTTTCTGCAAAGAACGACGACAAGTCGTATTGGTTAATCAGAACTTTTGTGTTTTTGCCGTGACGGAAAGTCATTCCGCTACCTCCAGTGTCTCTTCAACTTCATCGGTCGGTTCTTCTTTGCCGCCGACAAGTTCAATTGCACCAGATTCCCGTAGCCACTTGATGGCTTTAGGAGGCAGGTCTGACACGATGTCGTCTATCTCGGCTCGTTTGCCAAGGTATTCAATTCCTGTGTTGACCTTATATTGCGCCATCGGTGCTCCTATTACTAGGCGTGACAGAACCTCGAGTGAGGTCTGGACCACTAGGGCACGAAAGCAAACCGACAACCGAGGTCACTAGGACACGCTATTCAGAGATTGTACGGCAATCGCATAGACCAGTTGTCGTTGACTATGGTCAACCTTTCAGCGGGGTTTCAACATATCTTTCGCTAAGAGGGCGGCGAGTTTTCCAGTTGACACAATTGCGTCCCCAACTCGGCGTTCTTACTGATGGACGGAAGAATGGTCTGTCATTCAATCTGTCCTCAAAAGTGATAAAAGTGTTTCTGGTTTGATATCCCAAAAAAGAGATTCTGTTAGCAACAACAATTTGTTGATGCTTGGTCGCATCCTTCGGTGACTTTGCAAACTCCCAACCGCCGTAGCCACGCCACGCTGATTGGGCGATACCAAGACCGCCTGCGTAATAGCCGCCGTCATTCCAGTTGTGGTTGGTTTCACACCATGAGACCGCTTCCCAGAAGCGGATAGATGCAGCCTTTTTGCTGCGTAATTGAGCGGCAAGTTCTGACGGCATGCTCGGGACATAAATTTTCGGAAATTGGTTTTGCAGTTCCGATGCTGCAATGTCTGTAATGACAATTGTGTTCGGCGTGAGCGCTTGGGCTTGTGTCGAAGTGAGATGGATAGTGCTGATGATTGAGAAGGCAACAAGTGCCAGATGCTTTTGCATGAAATTCCTTTGAACGGTGTACGGGGAAACAGGCGTTTAACGCCATTGTTTATTCAAAAGAACCTCCTTGCGGGGTGCGTAATTCAACATTTCGTTGAAGTCGTAATACAACATGTCTAGTTGGTGAATGTTCTGTTCGCCAGCCTAACAAAATCTGGCTGGATGTCAACTATTTGGCGTTTTTAGCCTTGCAGCGGTTGCAGAGAATCAACCATGGTCTAGTGACCTTGATTGCCAAAAGGCGGTTACAGCGCCAGCATCGGGGTGCTTCGTCGGTTGGGAAAGTCCGACCGTATGGGTCTGGGACGGGTTCGTCTTGGCTCATTGGTGCATCGCATCGCCAACGATAATGCCGCATTGTTCACAGAGTTGTGCTTCACGACCCATGGTTGAAATGTTCAATGTCTGCAGGTGCCTACAATCCTCTGATTGGTCGTCAAACGGCTCAGAGGGGTTCAGAAAGGTGGCGGCGAGCATAAGGCTGACGGTTAATGATTCAAGCGCTGCAGAAGCGCTTTGGGCTGCCTTGATAGAAGCGGCGAGAGCAGCCTCCAGATTACGGGCTTCCCCGAGAGCAGCATCCCTGATGTTCATGCCACCCAGCCTGTGAAGTCAATGGCTACAACGGGACGGTCGTCGCCATCTCGACCGACTGGATAGAACTCGGAGGTCGGCATAACACTTAAAAAAGCGGTGCCAGAAATTGTTTGGTTACGGATTGCGCCTAGAGCGGCACGAACAGCCACGGCTTTGGTGCGGGCAGCGGGGTAATCGTTGCGGGCGGCACGGCAAAAGACCCTGATTCGGGGGCGTTCAACCGAATAGACGGAGGCACCAAATGTTTGCATGGGTCCGACACCATTATCTTCGACGATAAGGATGCAGGCATCTGGGGAGTCTGGCATCACTCCAAGAAAAATGTCCGTGGCGAGGGTTCCTACGCCAGAGGTTTGTAGGTGGGCACCTAACGCATCAAGTAAAGCCATCAGGCACTTCCTTCAATAATGGCGGATACACGCCTTGTCAATTTTGCTTGTAGCCCCTTGGCGGATTCCTCAACTGGGTCCTTGAGGTAGTTGGCTTTTCGACCTGCAGCATGTTTGAAACTGAGGTTGTCGTGCTGGATTCTGGCGTAACCAACGGTCGTTTCGGTCCCGCCAGATTTAGGCGAACGGTCTTTGGCTGGTCCGCCGTAGGAGATTTCAACCATGATGTCTTTGCCCATCACGACTGGGTCGTGGACCATTCCCGAGCCTGCAAGGGTTCCGTAATGAAACGGTACTTGCCTCAGCGATTTGCCGAGAATGATTTGGGCTTCTTGATACAGCGCTGCTCGAGTCGCATCGATGGCGAGCGGCGATGACCTAAGAAGGACACGAAGAAGTCTGTCCAGTCCAGTGACACGGATTGTTTCCATCGTCTATCACTTACCAAAGGTGACGGTGGTGTGATGCAGACCAGATTCGTCATTGTGGTTATCGACCGAGAGGATAATAGGGCTTGTACCGTCAGGTAAAACAATCTTGGAACTGATTGTGATATCTGGGCAGCCGTAGAAGATTATGGTTCCGTTGTTGAATTCATCACGGTTTCGTTCAGTCGCATAACGGGTGTCTTTATCTTGAACTCGGCATCTGACTGGAACGCCAGTTGCTCCGTGGCTGATTTTGCCGTAGGCGTCTAATCCAGATTTGGGATAGATGGTCACCACAGTGGGCATCATCGATAGGAACTCGGCTTCCATCGTCATATGAATCCGTCCATTCCTACACCGAAGTTGCTAGGACCAAAGACATTGCCGCTGGTGTCTGAGAAATAGAAAGGGGTTGGCTGACCGTATTTGTCGGCTTGTTCACGAAGATGGTCGGCACGGGTGAGGTAGGCGGTGGCTTGTGCTTGATATTGGGTTGAGATTGACAGGTCGCCAACAGACTTTGAGTAGTCGCCTTGACGGGTATATTTACCTGCGATAGCAACGCATCCCTCTGCTCCAGCGGAATAAATGTTGTCCTCCCATTGAGAGAGCAGCCAATTGATTTCCTCATCCATGAGTAATTGATTGCTGGAATCCGTGTCGCCAATGACAAAACGACAGGCGTCAAGAAGGCGGTTTTCAGGGTTGCCCGTGTACGACCAAGTTGACCCTGTGGTTGACAGGATTTCGACGACAATCATCCCGTTGTTTGGTGCAGTGAGTGACCGTCCACTTAAAGTTCCAGTGAAAGAGGCAAGGTATTGACCTGCTGGGAGAGTCGCATCGCCTGCTGACCAAGGGTATTCATAACTTCCCAAGGCGGCGTTGATGGTGGTGCAGGCTCCTGCCGTAATTACTTGGGTACCGTCTGCGGCTTTCCACATGTTGAACACGACGGAAAAACCCGTCATGTCAATGGCTACACCGTCTAAAAGGAATTGACGGGCGATGATTGGCAGACGGTTGCCGTATTTGATTGTGATATCTGCCATTGGATTCTCCTACGAAACTTTTCCTGCGTTGCCGCCTGTCGTAACGAGGAGTTTAGACCCTCGGGTCGTTACCGAGCCAGCAGAACCAATCGCATCGACGGAGCCAGTGGTCGTAAAGATTCTGATTCGTTTGAAGCCTTCTGAATATGCCGAGCCGATTCCAACATTGGAAGCGGACCGAGGGACCCTGTGGAGACCCAACACGGTTGCTGTGCCTGACCCGACCGCTGTTGCTTGGCGGGGAGCCTTATGAAGTTTGGTTGCAGAAGAAGTACCGATTGAGGCGTTGGTGCCGTAACGGAAGGTTTTGATGAGGCGAACTGTTGTAGCAGCACCTGAGCCGCTGGCTGTAGCGGTTCTAAGCGACTTGTGAACCCCGAGGGTGATGCTGACACCCGTACCAGTATTTGACGCTGTGCGCTTCCTATTGACCAGCCCAGTGGCTGTATTTGCGGTTGTTGCCTGACCAGCACCTTGGGCGTTGCGATAAATCTTGTGGAGGATTGAGTTGTTTGAAAAACCAGTACCGCTGCCCGTAGCCGAGCGATAAACCTTGCGAAGTTTGGCTGCATTCGATGTCCCTGTGCCTGAAGCGGTGGCGGAGCGTTTGGGTGTGCGGCGGATAGCCGTTGTGAATGACGAAGTTCCTGAGCCAGATGCGGTTCTTGGCAAACGGTGCAGTTGAATCGCATTCGATGTTCCAACGCCAGAAGCGGCTGCCGTTTTTATGACTTTGTGCACATAAACGGCTTGACTGGTTCCCGTTCCTGAAGCAGCAGCGGTCTTAAAAACTTTGTGCAGTGCATTCGCATTCGATGAACCAGTGCCTGCAGCGGTGGCGGTCTTGAAAACCTTGTGCAGCCCGACCGATATTGAATCTCCTAAACCAGAGGCTGATGTCGTTTTGCGGATTGTTCGAAGAGTTACAACGCTCGAGTCTGATGTCCCCTGCCCAGTTGCGGTTTTGATTGAACGATGCAACCCAACAGCAGTGCCCTCTGTGGCGGCTTGTCCAGCGCCTTGGGCATTTCGATAAATCTTGTGCAGGATTGAGTTTGATGATGAACCCAGCCCAGTTGCCGTCCCTTGGCGTTTGTGGGCAAGAAGCGAATCATCGGCTTGGCTGCCGACACCCGAACCTGTTCCTGAGCGGAACATGGTTGCTTTGCGAACAACAACTGCTGTTCCTATGCCAAAGCCAGAAGCATTTCGTTTATTGGTGTGAACAAATACAGTCGTTGAACTTGATGAGCCGTTCGCATTGGCGGTCCGTTTGTTGGTGTGAAGGATTGAAGTGCTAGATGAGCCAAGACCCAAGGCTGAGGCAGCCCGTTTATTGGTGTGAACAAAAGTTGAGACTGATGTCCCCGTGCCCGACGCTGTAGCGGTCTTGAAAACTTTGTGAAGTATGGCTGTGGTGCTTGTGCCTAGACCAGAACCTGTAGCGCTTCTAATGGCTTTGCGTAGACCAACAGCGGTCCCCTCGGTTGCTGCCTGACCTGCACCTTGAGCATTGCGATACAACTTGTGCAATATCGAGTTTGATGATGTGCCAGTACCAACCCCAGTACCTGTTCGAAATACCTTATGATTTGTATTCGCATTGGATGTTCCAGCGCCCGAACCGACGGCAGTTCGGTAACGAAGATTGGTAACCGTAACTGAAGAGGTTCCAGCCCCAGATGCTGATGCAGTTTTGAGAACTTTCCGCAACTTAGAAGTCGTTGAAGAACCGACTCCAGAAGCAGTAGCGGTTCTGTTGTTTTTTACAAGCCGAGTAGCGGTTGCCGACCCTGTTCCCGACCCTGTTGCAGTTTTGGGGACTTTCCGAAGTTGAACGACAACAGCACTTCCAAGACCAGACGCTGTGGCGGTACGCTGCCTTTTAACAAGCCGTGTAACAGAAGAAGAACCAGTTCCGCTACCTGAAGCGGTACGGCTATATAGAACACTTACTTGATTGTAAGTTGTGGTTCCCGCTGAGTAGAGAACGCTGGGGTCATTATATGTAGCCATAGGTTGACCCTGTGTCTAGGATGAGGCGATAGTCAGCATCAATGCAGGAGTCAGCCCATTGCTGAACATGTTGCTCCTCGTTGAGAGCGATTGTGTATACAGCGATTTTCATGTGGTTCCCTTACTGTAGAAACTAAGTTTTATTATCCTACAACCGAAGGAGTAAATTCTCATCAAAGAGTTTCCTCATGCCCAACTTACTGTGCCTGTGCCAGCAGTAAATGTCGTGACTTTATTCGCACCAACGGTTGCAGTTGAACCCGTCAATCCTGCTCCGATGGTTATCGTGTAAGCAGAAGGATAGCGAAGTATAACAACACCTGAACCACCATTGCCAGCAGTGTTGGAACCACGACTATTTTCGCCTCCTCCGCCTCCTCCTCCGCCAGTATTTACAGTACCACTAGTTGCGGCTCCACTAAATGAACGATAACCACCAGTGCCTCCACCGCCAGAACCACCTACGCCATAACTGGTAGAACTGTCGCCTCCACCTCCGCCTCCGCCACGAGTTACGGATGTTCCTGTGACCGAGGAAGCAACACCGTTGCCACCATTTATAGATGTTGGAAGTTGTCCTGCGCCACCACCAGACCCTCTTGAACCGCTTGTCCATCCTGCATAACCTTGACCAGTTGTGCCCGCACCAACACTTCCAGTGCATGAACCGCCACCAGAACCACCGCTATTTCCTGCGTCACTAGTTACAGC